CATATTTGCTCCTAATACGTCTTTATTATTTTGGGAAGTGTCCGTTAGATTTTTATAATCATAAATACCATTATCAGCTTTAATACTTGCGCAGAAATTATCTGCTAATGTTTTAACTTCTAATCTAGTTTGATTTGTATTAAATTCAAAATGATACATTTTAAGAATTTCTGCAATACCATCTTCAATATAAATTAAAACTTCTCTAACGTGAGCACTTGATAATGCACTTGTTATTTTTTGTTGAGCTGTTTTATTTCCAACAATTTCAATACCTACTCCTCTTTGGAATATGATAGGATTTAATCCAAATGGTTCTAAGTAATCTCTGTCTTGTCTATCAAAATTCAATTCTAAACCTTTTAAACCTCTTCCTGAAACTACTCCTCTTCGTGGACCAGCTACTATTGACCAAGGTAATGCATTTCTATATTTTGCAATATAATTGTTTGATACAAATGCTGCTGGTGGAACTTGAATTGTTTTACCTCTATCCATTACTGATAAGAAAGGTGTATAAAACGTGCTATAATTAGCTCCATTTTGAATAGATGGTAAACCATATACTAAACCAGGATTCTTAGTTAAATCACCACCTGTAGAAATTAAATATGTATCTAATATTCCTTTTGCGTTAACAAATACAGGGTCTGTAGATTTCTTAAATGTTTTCATTGAAGGTGCATTTAAAATACCTAATGCATTTTTTCTATATTTAGCAAGTTTAGATAATTGATATTTAGATTCTGTAGAAATACCTAATCCAAATGTATCAACAATATATCTATATGTAATACTGTTTTTATCAATTAATGCACGAAATAAATTACTATCTGAACTAATAGTTTCATCTAATATATCGTCTAATCTTTGTTGACTACCATTAGGCATGTGATAATCAGGATTAATTACAAAACCGTTTAATTTAAATGTTTTGTAATGTTCTATTATTGTTTCTATTTCTTTGTATCTTTCAACTGTATAACCAGTTCCTAACGGTGTCAATTTAATTTTAGTATCAGTTGATACTGTAATTATATTACCAGAACGTGCAATTCTATTAATTTTAGTTAATCTCGATTCACCATTAGGGCCAATCTCATCAGCTACTAAATAATCACCTACTGATAACGAATTTTCATAAGTTAATGCATCTAATGTTACTGAACTATTATTAACTATGTCAATTACTTCCATTACAGAATTTAATGTACCAGCTAATGATTGTGTTACAAAAATGTCATCTGTACTTACATCACCATTTGCGTATTTATAATTACCAGTTACTATTGCTGGTAAATCTTCAATTGTTTGTAAATTCTCAGAAGCATAACCTTTAATTAAAACAACAGGAATTTTATAATATGAAGAAATTACAGGTGTTGTATTTATCATATCAACTTGTGATTTATTGAATTTTAAGAAATATCTAGTATCACTTGAATCTACTGTAATATCACCAGTTGTAGTTAAACCTTTATCAAAATCATCATATATAGAATTATACATTGCTGCATAAATACCATGATTAATACCATCAAAACCAATTAAATTGCTATTACTTCTTTTTGCAAAATCAGTTGCTGAAATGAATGTAATTTTATTACTACTTAAATCAACTTCCCAACCATCTTCTTCTATTGATAAACCAATATAAAGTTTATTAGAAATTTCTTGTAATAATACAATAGGTGCATACTTTGTTTCTGTACCATTTGTTACTAAAACATAAGAACCTACAGTTCTATCTGTAATACCAGGAGTATTAATAAATAATTTATCTTTTATAGAATCATATTGAGGATGTGCATTTGGCCCTGCTGATTCAATTATTATTTGATAATTAGTTATAGCAGAACCAGGTGCTATTGCTACACTAGTTGGAGGAGTAGTTGTTGCACCACCAGTAATTGAAGGAACTAAATCAAAATTAATATTATTATCTAATGCTACGAAATCTAATTCAATAGGTGTCGTATCTGATTCAGTATATTCAATATCATCTTTAATTAATCTATCGTATGATAAAAAATTGATTCTATTGAAATTAGGGTCATTATTAATATTATATTCTAAATTATGACCGACTAAATCAATACCTGCATAATTCTTACCATCATAATTAATATATTTTACACCAGATATTACTTCATCTAAATCAAATAATTCTTTCTTAATAGAACAGAATAAACCTGTTTTACTTGTTTCGAAATTAATTATATCTTGTATAAATAAATTATTACCTTCTTTATCAATAAAATCTGGAATTATTATACCGTCATATGCACCAATTACACTTACTTGTGGTAAATTTAAAAATTCTTGCATTTTTGATTTAATAACACCTTTACTTGAATCAAAATAATCACCAAATAATGGGTCAATTGATAATTGTTCAAAATTATTATAATCACCATCTAATACAATTACTTGTATCATATAATCATTAATATAATCAAAAGGATTCATGAATGAAGGAACTTCTTCAGCACCATACCATTCTCTAGCTGTTACATTAAATCCAGGTTTAGTTGATTTTTTAACAATTACTGTAATAGGTTTTTGTTTTAAATTAACTAATTGAAATAACTCTGCATTATTATCTAATGTATCTAACATGCTTACTGTATCAGGATAATAAAATTTAGATTTATTATAAAATCCTGAATATAATTCAAATTTTTCTAAAGGATTTTCAACAGTTGATGCAGCTGAAAAAGCTTGATAATCTACTAAGTCTACACTTGGACTATTTTTGTCATCATTTAATCTTAATAAATTTAAAGCTAATATTGGGCCACTTTCTAATGCTGTTAATGCACTTCTGTGAAAATATGATTCCTTACGTTCTAATCCTCTATCAATTTGACCATAAACATCTTGAAAGAATGATGAGTCTTTAATTAATAATGGAGTGTTAAATGGACCTTTCTTTGAAAATCCAACTACTAATCTTATAGTTTCTGCAGGAATATTCACTGTTTGACTTTTATCAAATTCTAATGAATAAATACCAGATGATTGAAACTGTAATAATTCTGCGCTTAATGCCATAATTATATTATATTTTTTTCTTTTGTTTATATATCATTCCTTTTAAAATATTTTTCAATGATATAATAAATTCCCTTTACATAAAAAAGAAGAACCTAAGTTCTTCTTTTTTTATATTTATTTTTATATTATGATTTTTTCATCCAATTTTTAAAATCATCAATTTCTTTATCTTTTATAATAATATAAAAATCATCATCAACTTTATCGCCATCTTCATCTATATACAATTTATCAATTATAATTGATTTGCCGTTATCATATTCATATTTGTAAACTCGACGTTCACCTTTATCATCACCATCATTATGGCTTGCTGGATATGTTCCTATTAAATCTTTATAAAAATAACTTTTACCAGATAATCCGTTTAAATCTATAAATAATGAAAATTCACTATTATTTTTATTAAAATTTATCTTTTTGTAATTTCTAGGTGTTACATGTAATTTCTTAAAGATTTTATCATATTCTTTTTTAACTTTAATATCATTACCATTATCACCAGAATATATAGTGTATGCTTCATATTCAGGATAATAATCTTCAGCATAATCTTTATTTTTATATGTTTTTTCAAAATCTTTAATAGCTGATTCAATATCTACCTTTAAATTTTCATTTAATTTATTTTCTTCATTTAAAATAAACTCTTCTAATGTCATTATTAAATTTTCCATTTTTATATTTTTTTTTATAGTTTAATTATATATCGTTATTAATTTAATAAATCGTATATATCATAATGTAAATCACCGTCAGATTCACCATCTTTATATAATATTGATTCCATTTTTTCATGTAGAAATAAATCTATAACATCTAATAGTTCCTCAATAAAATCTGCATAATCTAATGTATTTGTAAATTCAGAAGCATTTATACTAGACATTATTAAATCATCATGGCCACTTTGACCACCATATCTACCATTTGCTAATTTACCAAATTTAGCTGCCTCATATACACTTAATTCATCTGAAAGTTCTATTCTATTAATACTTATTAATTTCTTAAAATGTTGAGCAATAATTGACTTATTATCTGGTTTTAATTTCAGTCCATAATTTAATACTTTTGCACTTATTCTATGTTTAAATTTAACAATGGATTCTTCATCATATTCATTTCTTTGTGGGAATATTGTTTCTAAATATTTCATGATTATAGCGCCATATGAATTGTATTCTAATATTACCTTGATATTTTCAGAATAGAATAAATCATATTGTAATGTATAAATAACTTTAGAAAAATCTTCTAAACCGTGTTCATTACTCATAAATCGGCCGATTTGTTTTAATTTAAAGAAATCATACATTGCACCTGGACTTAATACTGTCTCAATTTCATTAACAGTCATAGGTACAATTTGAAATATATTAATTACTGAATTATCACCGCCATTACCTTCAGCTATATCAATACTAAATAACCAGTAATTCTTTGGATTTTTCATTGAGCTAATATCAAAATCAGGATGCCATACTAATGAATTCTTAACATCCATATTAATATTTTCAAATTCATCAAATTCATGATATACATATTGTTTTTTATGTTTATCCATTCGTTTTAAATCCCTTGCTTCTAATAATAAACTAGAAGAGGCGATAAATTGATTACCATATTGTCTATTAAAAGCTTCTTCACCTTTAATACCACCACCTAAATTTGCAATTTCACGTTGCTGCCATGCTTCATCGCGGCCGGGTACTTGCCACCAATCTACTTTATATGGGTGGAAATCATTTTCTCCACGTACAGCACCATCATATAATTCATAAAATTTATTAAATCCATTAGGTGTACTTGTAATTATAATCCGAGAAACTTGTGATGAAGATAATGTTGGATATACGTTTTCAAAAAATGATTTTACTATATTTTCTTGAACGTGAGCAAATTCATCAAGGAATAATAAATGTATTGTAAATGAAATACCAGCTTTAGCTGTTGTAGATTGACCTACTAAACGACAACCATTGTCAAATTTCATATTAGATACATCATATTTTAAAATACCTGGTTTTAAGAAAAACGGTAAGTGTTCTAATATTACTTTCGCTTTATCTATAATTTCTTTAGTTGTTTCAAATTTATTAGATAATATTAATGCATTTTTATCTATATTAAATAATAAATACCATGCTATGAATATAGCAGATGTTATTGTTTTACCAATTTGTCTAGCAGCAAGTGTTATATTAAATCTATTATCTACAAATCCTTCAATCATCTCACTTTGATAATCACGTAGTTTAATAGTTCTAAGACCTTCATCTGTCATTACAGTTGCATAATTATTTGCAAAGTATGTAATATCTTTAGCACATTTTTTGATTTCTGATTTTTCAAAATCTGTGTATTTAAATGCTAAATTACCTTTTCTTAAATTTGGATTTCTGTCATGAAACGGTGAACCACCCTTTATATTTATTCCATTATCTAATGCTTCAATAAATTGATTATATCGTTCAGTTGACCATATATTCATTTGGTCATTTTCGACGTCATCGACTTGTACAGGATAATAACTATTCATATTATAATATTATTTTAATATATTATATATCAAGAAACCCTAAAAAAAAGCACACCTGATGATAGATGTGCTTAATTATGTTAATTAAAATTAATTAGATAATTTATATCCATTAGCTTTATCTATAAAATTTAATTTATTAAGATAATTCTTAAATTTCTTATCAAAATTTAATTCTTTTAAAATCTCATCATATTTCTTAAGCAATTTACTATTATATGGAGTTTCATCTAAATAAATAAGATATACAGCTTCCATATCTTTTGCTTTAACAGCATCTTCGAAATCTTTAATATGTTCTTCCAATTCTCCTTTTTTAAATTTCTTATCGAAATTAATTTTTAAAGCTTTCGAGAAGTGTTTAAATATTTCACTTTCTTCATTTTTAAAAACTTCAAATGAAATAAATGTTGAATTATTTTTATTTATATAATTTACAAATAATTTAGCTACATCATCAGCTGTTTTTGGTTTTTTACTTAATATAAATTTTATTGCATTTTCACGATTATATTTCGAATTATCGTTTTTTTTACTTTCATTTAAAATGAATTCTTTGTATGTCATTACTAAATTTTCCATATTTAAAATATTATTTTTCTTTTTGTTTTTTTTTGTTTTTTGTTTTTGTTTTTTTAAAAAGTTTATTGTGTTTTAATAAATTATAATAAATATAATCTAAATACATTGAATATTTATATTTTTATATTACATCTGAAGGTGATAATATCCCTGATGTATCTGAAGATACAATATAATATACATCGTTTTCATCTATATCAGTAATTTTATATGTAATTTTACCATATCCAGGTGCGCCCATATGTACTGTAAATTCAGAATTAATTTTAGGATTTTTATGATATGTCTTTTTAAATTGTGATATAGGCATTTTCTCACGCATATCTATATTTTTACTAAATTTATTCATTATATTTGATATTTCATATTCGAAATCTTCATATGATGAAAATTTATATTGAATACTTTGTAAATAATCATGGAAAAAAGTAGATATATCGTCTTTCGTTTTTGGATGTTTAGATTTTATATAATTAATAGCTTTTTTCGTATCATAATTTTGACTTTCATTTAAAATGAATTCTTCTAGTGTCATTATTAAATTTTCCATATTATTATTATTTATTTTGCTATTTTATTTATGAGATGCTAAACCGTGACCACCTACAGGGTCTGTAAATTTACCTTCTTTTTCTATATATTTCATTAATTTATTATAAAAATGATATTTTTTTAATACGATATCATAATTCTTAACTAAATCACCGTCATGTTCTTTTTCTTCAATATATGTATAATATACAGTTTCTATATCTTTTGCCTTGACATCTTTTGCAAAGCTGTTTATTGAATCTACTTTATCTTGTATACTTCGTTTTTCATTTAAAACGTATTCTTCAAATGTCATTAAATCTTCCATATTATTTAAAATATTATTTTTATATCTCTTTTTGTTTTTTTAAAAAGTTTATTATGTTTTAATAAACTATAGTAAATATAATCTAAATTATCATATCCTATAGAATCAATCTTTGAATTAATATCTTGTTTATATTGATTCATTTTAGATTTATCATCTAATCGTTTAGATTTATTTTTTAATCTCATTAAATTAAATAAATTTGTTAATTCTTTTAAATTAGAATTATCATATAAATAATCTACAAATTCATGTAATAATTGTCGTTTGTTATTATAACTTATTTCATAACCTTCTTTAATATAATTTTCATAATCTAAATACATGAATTATATATTATGTTTTTTTATTGTCAATATATCATTAATTTCATAATTTGAATTATAATATACTATATAATAAGGTTTTTTCCATGTAGTATCATATTTATCATGATATAAAACTACTCCAATTTCGCCACTATCATCTACTATAGTTTCTGAAAAATTACCTTTCCTTAATTCTTTTAAAAGTACTAAATTATTTTTACTCACATCTTCACTTGAGCTATCGATAAAACCTAGAATAGTTTGAGCTGCATTATTTCGTCTTTCATTTAATTTGTTAGAATCTTCTTTAATTGTAAAATCTTCTAACGTCATTATTAAATCTTCCATATTAATTTTTAATTTTTGTATAATATATATCAGACATATTCATTAAATAACAGACATAAAAAAACTCACTGTAGTGAGTTTATTTTAATCATGTATCGGTAATATTAATTTAAAATAACATCATCGATTTTTGTTTTCTTAATTTCTTCAACTTCGAATTCAGATACATCGCCTTCGAAAAATTTATTAACTTTTACTTCAGCTTCTGTAATACCACTGTCATTTACAATAATTTGCATTTTGTAAGGTTTACCTTCATCAGGTTTAATTTTAATCTTTGCTAGATAATAATTCATATTTATTAATTTTAATAATTTATATTTATTCTTTTACATTATCAAATATATTTGTTTCAGTATTTGTATCATTTTCTGTATTTTCTTCTTTTATTTCATCGATTACTTCAATGTCTTCTTCTTTTATTTCATCTTGAATACCAGCCATTAAACCTTTAGTACCTCTATATATATTAGAATTTTCATTTTTCTCAGATGTTTTAGATTCAACATTTGAATATATTTCAAGTTCTCTTGCCATTTTCTTCGAAGCTTCTTCAGCTGCTATTAAATACATAGTTTGACTTTTAATAACATCTAATTGAGATTTCTGGAGAGTTGATAATACTTCATACATTCTAGATGTATTATTACCATTGTCTATTTGTTGCATTAATGATGTTAGAGCTCTTTCGCCAGTTTCCATTAAATATATTAACTGTGTTAAAGAAGCTTCTTGCATGTTTAACTGGGCAGTAACATATTCTTCACTTTCAATAACACCTTCATCTAAATAAAACTTTAACATTGTTTTTAATGTACGTTTAGCTTTAGTTTCTGCCTTTGTTTTTAAACTTGAAAAATTAATCCTCTCCCTGTTTTGTGCTACAGGTAAATCATCTGGAGTTTCAGCTAAACTTGGATTACCAGTACCTATTAAAGCATCTAAACTATCTTTTATATTATTTAATTCGTCTTTATTTGTATTCTTTGCCATATTATCTAGGTTTTGATGTTCTTATTAATCTTAAAGGTTCTTGAGCATTATCAATTAATAGTGCATTTTGTGTATCTCTAACAACATATTGATTTAACACTTTATTAAATTCTTCTTCACTTATAATTGTATTAAATATTCTTAAATTAGTTAAAAGTAACGAATTTCCTAATAACATATAATTGTCATCAGTATTAAATTCAATATTACTACTAATAGTTTCAACATGATTAAAGAATTCTCTTAATTCAGTATGTTCAACTGGAGCAGGTACAAGTTCAGAAGGTTCTATTAATTCATATAAATAAAATCCTAATTGTTTATATGTGTTATTAAGACTTATAATTCCTGCATACCAATAATTTTCGTTGAATGTATCATCTAAATCATATTTATAAATATCATTATTAATTTCAACCATTAATATATCATCTAATACTTTAATTGATATACCAGATGCCGTAGGACTGTCTTCATTATGACCATATAAAATTATATAGTCTTCCTTTAAATTTACTTTTGAATTTAATAAAGAATAACCTGGCTGATAATTATCATATATTACAAATACAGTATCTGATATAATAGTCTTAATTTGTTTTAATCCATCAAATACACCAGTATTTGAAATTTTTACATATTGATTTTCTCTATATCTATGAGGTTGTGATATAGTAATTTGAGTTAATCCATTATTATTATCAATATTAGTTATTAATTTAGTTTTTAAGAATACTGGATTAATACTTGGTTTAATTTTAAACCAAAACGTATAAACTAAATTATTATCTTTAGTTAAATACGTATTTAATCTATATTTAACAGCTATTTCATTTTTTCCGACACTTGATAAATCATAATAATTTTTACTTACTATTGTCCAGTTATTATTCAAATCTTTATCAATAATTCTTAAATCTGTATTTATTGATTTTCTAACATAATCATTATCACCTGTTAATATAGTTTTATATTCATTAGGCTTTGTTATTTTTGTAAATTCTTCATTATTTTCTTCAGTAAATATATCTGCAGTTAATACAAAATCTTCTAATTCTTCTTTCTCAGATTCTAATGATTCATCCCAATCTACACTTGAACTAAATGCAAATTGTTCTAATTTTACTCGCCAATATGTATATTCTTTATTAAATTCATCAGCTAAAGATACTGAATTAACTCTAAACATCTTATCAATTTTCGGAATATATAAAAAATCACGTTGTTTAGGTCTAGTTTTAGCTCCAAATGCTTTATGGAATTCGTTAAACATTATATGGATTTCAAATCCTTCTACTACCATACCAAATTCATCATATTGAACTTCTTCCGTTGGGAATTCATTATCAGGAACCATTACCTTTATTTCATCTACGTCACTAGTTTTACGTAATGAATGTTCATTTAATATAGTATCTTTACTTTCAGTAACTGGGTCAACTTTATAATATTTTACACAATGTCCAAATATATCATTTACTATATTAGCCAT